AGTACCACGACAAGGACCAAGACCTACTGTACTTACCAGAGCGTAAGAACTTGGTGCTAGCACGTACACCTAACATCTTAGGTAAGGCAATGGCATCTGTCGTAATGCGTTCATCTCTTGATGGTGAAGCACGTGGACAGTTTGATGATGTTCTATCAGTTCAACTTGCCCGTGCTCGCTTTGCAGTATTGCAGATTCAAGCCGCAGAAAAGTCTATCCAAGCACCTATTGCTATCCCACAAGATGTGCAAGAACTTGCTCTTGGTCCAGATTCAATTATGCGTTCTGCTAACCCACAAGGTATTCGTCGCGTTCCACTAGAACTACCACCTGGAGTCTTTACAGAATCAGGTGTGTTAGAGCGTGAACTACGTCTTGGTGCTCGTTACCCTGAATCTCGTTCAGGTAACATTGACGCATCAGTAGTTACTGGTCGTGGTGTGCAAGCGCTACAGGCTGGCTTTGATACACAGATCAAGGCAGCACAAGCACAGTTTGCTCGTATGTTCCAAGAACTTATCTCAGTATGCTTTGAAGCAGATGAGAAAGTATTTGGTGGTATTCCAAAGACCATCAAGGGTTCAGATGATGGAACACCTTACGTTCTAAAGTACACACCATCTCGTGACATCAAGGGTGAGTACGGCGTAGATGTACGCTACGGAATTATGTCTGGTATGGATCCAAACCGTGCCATCATTGCTTTACTACAAATGCGTTCAGACAAGCTCGTATCTCGTGACTATGTACGTCGTGAGATTCCAATGGACTTGAATGTTACGCAGGAGGAACAACGTGTTGATATCGAAGAAATGCGCGATTCTTTGCGCGTGGCTGTTGCTCAGTATGCTCAAGCCATTCCGGCCCTTGCAGCGCAAGGCCAAGACCCTAGTGAGATTATCACCCGCATTGCGTCTGTTATCCAAGGTCGGCAAAAGGGCCAATCGCTAGAGAGCACAATCGAAAAAGCATTTACACCAGAACCACCACCTCCAGCCCCAGAGATGCCACCTATGGCACCAGGTATGGAACAACAACTTCCAGCAGCAGGAGCGGCCCCCGCCCCAGCCTCAGCGCAACCTCCACAAGAACAAGGTGGTATGGCCCCTGCTGCTGGTCAACGTCCCGATATAGCCCAACTACTAGCTGGTATCACCGGCGCAGCATAATCAGAGGAGGTGTAAATATGAATAAAGGATCACGTGCAGCAGCTCCAATGGCTAAGCCAAAGGAAGGCAAGATGGATCACTCAAAGCCAGCAGGCGGCAAGGTAGTACCATCAATGATGCCAGCAGGTCGCAAGGGAAACAAAGTCAAAAAAGGATAATAACTTTTTAATGAGAGGTGTACTGGGCGATGAAAGATGATAAATACATTCCTCGTCCAGTACGCCTGCTCGATCTTGTTGTTGTAGGCGTAGGCTTTATACACAACATAGCTTCATCTATTGAAACCTTAACAGGTGAACTAATGGAGTTAGCAATTTATCAATCAAATCATCTTACTCAAACCAACAGGGCTTGGGAAGATATGGCAGCAGATTTAGAAAAATTAGAGGAGGACCAACAGTGAGTATGATGAATCCACTGGCAGGACCAGCAGGTCCAGGCAAGTTCTCTACACGTACCGATAAATTAGAATTAGGTTCCACAGCATACGGCGAAGGCGTTGAGACACAGGCTATTAAGTCTGGCGCTCCGCTAGCCAAGACTAGTGATGTACGTCCTGCTCGCGCAGGCGATGTACGCGAAGCAGCTACACAGGAACCAGTAGTAGAATTATTTGCAGAAACTACACGTCCAAATGAGCCAATTACTGCTGGCATTGATCGCGGTGAAGGACCAGGATCTAACGCTCTTGGTATGACAAAGATTACAGTTAAGCTATCAGACTCTTTAGCAGCAATGCTTCCATATGATACTACTGGTGAAATTGCCGTTCTATACCAAGAAGCACTATCACGAGGTAACTAATGGCTGATAATTTAAGAGCAGCCGCATATGCCGCTGGGTTAACCCCAGAACAAAAACGACAAATTGATATTCTTTCTAAGAAGGTAAGCAAGGATAAAGAACTTAGCAGCCTTCCAACTGATATAGCGCAAAAGTCTTTTGATAAGATGCCAATAGATCAGCAACAGGATATGATTAAAACCTTTGGTGAAGAAGATGTTGTTGCTAAACCAAAACCAGGTTGGCGAGCAGCAGCCTTTAAGTACAATCCAATCACCTTAGCATTTAAGGGTTTTGTTGAAGTTGCTGATGCAACTACTCGTACCTATCGTGCTCTTGCTATTCCACTATCACAAGGTGAACTTGGTTTTGCTTGGGATAAAGCAAACGATAAAGGCGATAAGGTTTACAACGAAGGCCGTATTGAAAAGGCTAAGAGCCTTTATGGTCAAGATGCAGTAGATATCGCTATGCGAATCAAGTCTGGTGAAAGTTTTGCAGACATTGCAGCAAGTGCTACTCCTGAGCAGATGAAATACATTGCCCTTGCCGATCCGCGAAATAAAACTATTGCTGGCATAGTAGATGTAGAAAAAGAACGCGAACTATTTAACGAAACCCTTGGGGTAGTAGATAAGGCTAAGTTCTCACCAGGTCGTCAATTTGCTAATCTTATTCTACCTGAAGCACTTGAGAAGAATAAGTTAGCCTATTCTCTTACATCAGGTACTATAGATACATTATTTAGATTCTTTGTAGACCCACTTGTTGTGTCTTCCAAGATTCGTTCGATGTATGTAGTCGGTAAGTATTCACTTGAAGCAGTCACAGGTGGCAAGAAGGTTGCAGAAACCTTTGCTAACCCAAAGGTAGCCTCATTCTGGGATACATACGGAGCGACATTAGATCGCTATACCAAAGCACAGTCTCGTTCTCCTAAAGAGGCAGCAGCAATCAAGCGTGAGCTTGAGATCCTTGCACCTGAATACGGTGCGGAAGTTATCCGTTCTTTCCAAAAGAACCAAATAACTAATGCTGCATCAGCACGTGCTTTTTTTGAGAATACAGAAGAGGCAGTTGCAGTACTAGCAGGTTCAGTAGGACGCAAAAGAGTTATTATCCCTCGTCTTGATAAAGCACGTCAGTTGCGTGTTAAAGTTATGACCGAAGCAGATAAAGTAATTAACATAGATAGAAATGCGCCTAGCTTTATTAACAGTATGTTTGGAAATCTTCCAACAACAGATGGTGTATCTAAAGCACTGATTGATGGACAAGAGCAGATTGTTAATATCGTCAAAGGTTCTGGAACTAAGTCAACGCTGCGATTTTCCAGCGAATCACTTGGCCTTCGTTTAGATAAATTTAAGGCTAAGTTTAATATTGCTCCTATGTTCAAAAATGACCGATTTGATGTAACTGCAAAAGATGCTTCACTGCAAGTCTATCGTCTAGCACGAGTTGTATTTACTAAAGAAGATGCCAAGATGATTGGCGAAACATTTGAAGCAATTACTGATATCGGCAAGCGTAAAGAAATGTTTGCTGGGCTATGGGGAAACATTGCCGAGATTCGTGGGTTAAACCTTACGGAAGCAGGGCAAAAACTTAATCTTCTTGCAACAGGAAAAACCAGCAAAAGGTTTGGTCTTGATGAAACAAGCGACTCAACCATTGGAGCAATCGCCTCTGACTTTGATACAAGTATGGCAGCACCTAGTCTGGTAGATATTGATAGAGCAGCATTTCGCTCTGGCTTTATTAACAGAGCATTAGGTACTGCCAACAAAGAGTGGGTAGATAAGATGACTGGATACTGGTCATTTCTTACCCTTGCTGGTCCACGTTATGTTATTCGTAACGCTACAGAAGATCTTATGGTCCACCTTGCTATTGGTGGCTCACCTTGGGGACTGGCAAAAAGTCGTTATCTCTCAACACGTGTTAATACAGCCTTTGAAGCAGCGCGAAAGTCGGGTAACTTTACAGAAAGCCCACTAGGAACTCTAATGCGCTACCTTAATAAAAAAGAATCAGCCAGATATGAAGCGCAGATTGCTAAGATTGATACAGATATCCTAGAAGCACGCAAGCTAATGGATGTAAAAACCAAAGAACTTAGCGCAGCAGTAGATGAAGCTGACAAAATTCGCATCAGAGGTGAGATTGATGAACTAAAGGTTACATCTTCTCGCGATGTTGTAGAAGAAACACGTCGTATTATGGCTACTGCCTTTACATCTGGACGAGTAAATCGCTATAGAGAGTATATTGGTCGTGGACCAATGTTTGAAGATGAGGCAGAGATACTTGCAGAGCATTTAATCTATGGAAATCTTGACAACTCAGTATCTTTAGTTACTGAAAGTGCAATGAACTTTGCTACATCAGGTGCTGACTATATTACAAGCACTATAGCATCTGCTAAATCAACCGGTGTTCGTAACGAAAAACTTATTATCGAAGATCCTAGAGCAAAGAAATATGCAAAGTCAAGAAACTTTACAAAAATTCCTATTGGCCCTGAAAACGAGAAGTCAATGCTTAGCTGGCTTCAACGTATTAGCTACTACGCTAATGATGAAGTAGGGTCTATTGCTGTAGCAAACCTTGGTAACAAGAATGTTGCTATTCGTGAGATTCTTGAGTATATGGACAATAATCCAGAGTTCCGTAAGTTGGCACAGTTAGAAGCCCGTGGGAAAACAGATGCTGAACACGCTGAGATTATCTATACACGAGCACGTGAAATCTTTGAAACACGTCGTATTGGCAAAAACGGTGAGAAGGAACTTAACTTAGAATTACTAAATAAGATCCGATTCAGAAATGAACAGACTGGCAAGATGGGCATATCTGGTCAACTAGGTATGGATGATCTACCAAAGTTTCTGGATGATGTACCTGAATATGCAGTCGGACCTGAGCTGGTTCCAATATCAGAGGCTGGGAACAACGCAGCTTCTCTTATGACACACGGCTGGACTTGGCTTGGTATGGCTAACGGACGTATATCACGCGAGCCTATGGTGTTTAACGAGATCATTGCTATCCGTAAGTCTATGAAGAAGTCTGGTATGGAAGACGCTTACATCCAATCGGTGGTAAGCAAGGTAGATCAGGCTAATCCAAAAGCTGTTCTTGAAGCAACAGAACGCGCTAAGCGTCAGTTTGCTGAAATTGTAGAAGAACGTGCAGTATCACAAATCCTGCAATACGTAGATAACCCACTTGTACGTACACAATTAGCATTTGGGGTGCGTAACTTCTCTCGTTTCTATCGTGCAACAGAAGACTTCTATCGTCGTGCATATCGTATGGTTCGATATAACCCTGCCTCAATTCGCAAGGCAGCTTTAACATATGATGGTATTGCACACAATGGGTTTATCCAAGAAGATGACCAAGGTGAGAAGTACTTTGTATATCCACATTTAGAACCAGCTTATAGAGCAGTTCAAACTGCAATGGCTGGTCTTGGTATTGCACCAGAATTTAAGGTGCCAATGCCTATTCAGTTTGGATCACAGGTAAAGATGCTCACCCCATCTTTGAACCAGGACTCAATCATTCCTACATTTAATGGTCCACTGGCAGGTGTGTCTATTAAGGTACTGACTAACCTAGTAGATTTATTTGGCGCACCAGGTGCTGCAGATACTATTACTGAATACACATTAGGTAAGTACGCTGTAGATCAACCGTTTGTATCTTCATTCTTGCCAGCACACGTTAATCGTGCGCTTGCAGTAATGGATAAAGATGAGCGTGATTCACAGTATGCTAGCGCTTGGCGCAAAGCAGTAACATATCTTGAAGCAGCAGGTTACGGACTTAAAGTAACTGAAGATGAATTTGGAAATGTAATTCCTCCATCAATCCAGGAACAAGAAGAGTATCGTGAGCGCATTAAGAATACTACGCTTTCTATTATCGGCACACGCTTTGTACTTGGATTCTTCTTGCCAGCATCACCACAGGTACAGCTCAAGGCTGATATGGCTCAGTGGATTAGCGACAATGGTAATGCCAACTTCAAGCAGGCTTGGAATAAACTCCTAGACAAGTATCCTGGAGATTATGATACTGCTATGGCTAAATGGGTAGAACTATTCCCTAACCAGATACCTTTTACAGTAACTGAATCTGAAAGAAAAACAGTTGCTGTTATCAGATATGCAGAAGAAGCAGGCGAGTTCGTAGACAAGAACGCTGATCTATTCAACAAGTATCCACAAGGTGCAGCGTTTCTTATTCCTCACAAGTCGGGCTTCTCTTGGGATGCCTATACAACTATGAAGAATATGGGCCTAAAGTACAACAAGCGTGTGGATGATTTCCTTAAAGACATCCAGACAGCAGCGGACTTGCAACAGTACTACTCAAAGAGAAATGAGTATGAACTGCAGCTAGAGGAAAGCATCACAGATGTTGAGCGTTCTATTGCTCGTGATGAGTTCCAAGAATGGGCTAAGGTCTTTAAGGCTGGTCGTCCGTTAGTTCAAGAACAACTAGCAGAGGGTGGCAAGAAGGCAGTTGAACGCATCAATGCTATTAACGATTTGCGTAAAATGCTTGATGATCCAAAGGTCAAAGTTCGCGGTCCATTGCAAAAGCAACTCAAAGAGATGCTTGATCTGTATGACTCATACAAATCAGATAAAGAAATCTTCTCAGAAATCCCAGGTGGTACAAAAGTATCTTCATTCCTTAAGGAAGAGACAATTATCAAAATGCGTGAACTTTCACGTTCAAATGAAAACACTATAAGCGCATACAACACATTATTTGCATCATTGTTAGGAGATACAAGTGGCTAAACAAGACACATCATTTACTGATTTTATCCAAGGTCTTAGCAAAGCACCAGAAGATTTAATCGTAAAGATATCACAACAACTTAAAGATGCTAAGTTGTATAAAGGTAAGATAACTGGTAAGTTTGATATCAAACTATACAATGCACTTGTAGAAGCAAGCCAAGGATATAAAGGTGTAAATCTTTTTGCTGAGAAATTTGGTACACCAAGAGTAAACCCTATTGATTACCTTGAACAAATTGGTATGGAAGGCGCTGAAACTGGGGCTACTGGAGAACCTAAAACCACAGTAACAACCTATGTAACCAGCCCATCTCAGACAGCCAAATTGCTTAATACTGTAGCTCAAGACTTACTAGGTCGAGAGTTGACCAAGGCAGAAAAAAACAAGTACACAAAACTTATCAATGAGCAGCAGAGAAAGCAACCAACTGTTACAACTAGTGGCGCTGGTGTCTCATCTACACGTGGTGGAGTAGACGAACAGCAGTTTATTACAGAGCAGATTGGTGCTACAGCTGAGGCTAAGACTAACCGCGCTACAGATGCCTACGCAATCTTGATGCAGGAACTTGGAGGATTGCGCTAATGGCACGTCCTAAAGGTACATATGTAAGTCAAGTATTCAACTTCGGCGTAGATAAAACAATCCCATTTGGCTTTGTTGATGTTGTCTTTAATCGAGATGGAACCACTGTCGGCTTTGAAAAGAATGGCAAATTCTACAAACTTGGAGAAAAAGTAACCAAGCCTGTAGTTAAAAAAGCACTTACAGCTGACCAGTTAAGCAAAAAGAAAGACTTACTAACTAAGAAGTTAAGTATCCTAGAAACACAGGCATCTAGTACTAATATAGGTGAAACTGAAAGAAACGGTTACATTGCTGAGTTTAGAAAAACTCAAGATGAACTTGCTGATGCAGAAAAATCTTTTATTGAAACCCAAGTTCGTGAAGGTAAAATTAAAGAAGCAGAGGCTAACAGACAGGTTGCTGAAACTGTTAAACTTGATCTTGCTCGTTTAGAAGAGCGTAAGAATCTTCTTACTAAACTAGGTAAGTCTACCTCTGAGGTAGATGATCTTATCACACAGAAAAACGCAACACTTGCCTCTGTGCAGGTTAAGGACCCATTGGCTACGCCTACTATTTCAGGTCCAGATGCTGCTCGTCAGGGCAAGCCTTCGTCTGTGTTGCCTGGAACACCAGCAACTACGGTCACACCAGATGCTAATAAAGTTCCAACAGTTGAGAATCCAAAGACTCCACCAAAAAAGACTCCAAAGGTTCCAGCAGCAAAGACTGCTTCAGAACTAGAAGCAGAGGCTTTGGACGTTGCAGCAGGTCAAGACTTTGCACTACCTGAGACTTTGTTTAAGAACATTCCAAGTCTTAATGCAATACTTAAGAAGTATGTTGCAGAGAAGTGGACACCAGATAAGCTACGCAAGGCTATTCGTGACGATGTTTGGTACAAGAAAAACTCTGCTGAAATAAAGGCCCGTTATGTTCAGTACTATAACTATCGTGATTTGCAAGCATCTGGTCAGGCTACAGGTTCAACTGACTATGAAATGCAGATTGCAAAGATTGAGTCAAATCTTAAAAAGCGTGCAATACAGATAGGTTCTGCTGCAGCTAATGATCCTGCGGCACTACGTCAGGCAGCAGAGAATCTCTATATTACTAACCGTAGTGAAGATGAATCATTTATTACAGACTTTCTTGCAGCATCTATCAAGCCAATAGCAGGAATGATTGGCGGCAAAGTAACTCAAGGTTACTCAGGTGAGGCGCTTGCTAACTATGATAAGTTGGTTGAAGCAGCTCGTGATAATGGCTTCCA